CTGCACCGTCTGTCTTAAACGCACGGTACTTGTTGTTTGACTTACAGGTGATGTAGTAACCACGCTCGTCACCCTTGTTGTTTACCTTCAGCCCCATGTCTTCGAGTGCTGTTACTGCCTCGTCTGACAACAGAGCTAGGTCAACGGTGTACTTGTTAGCAAGCTGGTTCTTCATGGTTAGGTTAGGCCAGTACAGTTGGCACTTAAGGTTTACGTTTGCTTCACTCATAATTAACTCCAGTTAATTTAACAGCTAATATTATACCACACATTTACAGATTGTGCTAATGCGTTTCGGCCCAATTACTACCGATACGGTACTCACCATCCAGTGGGCAGTTAAGGTTGAAGGTTTCGCCAGCCTGAATGATTGCCTGTACAGCGGCCTTGCCTACGTACTCAGCATCATCAGGATGACACTCTATTTGCCACTCATCGTGGACTTGCGCTACCAGCTTGAAGTCAACATGCTCTAGTAATTCATACAGATGTATAACAGCCTGTTTCATTACAACTGCACCTGCTCCCTGCAGTAGTGTGTTCAATGCAGCATGAGCAGAACGAACACGTAACCGTCTACCATCGAGTCCGTCAAGGAACCCAGACCCTGCTTGCATTGCTATGTCTTCTCGTAGTTCAGCTAACGCAGGAGTGTTTTCAAGGAACTTGTCTTTGAGTTCACCACCTTTTCTTGCGTTGCCTCCTACGACAGACCCTATCTTGGCATTACCAGCACCGTACAAGAACGCATAGATAAACGTCTTAGCCTGCGCTCGTGTTGCTAACCCAGCCGCGTGTTGGTTTGCCGTATGTATATCACCCTCTAGGATTTCTTTCGTATACGCTTCATCATCCATGTAATGGGCGAGCATACGTAGTTCAAGACCAGATGCATCAGCACCCACGAGAACACGGTCAGGAGGAACAATAAACAAGCTACGACACTCAGTACCATAATCTGCATAAACCGCAGGCACTTGTGCAAGATTAGGATTAGAATGAGCCATCCGACCCGTAACTGCCCCGATGTGTTTAACCCTCCCATGTATACGTCCTCCGTTCTCTGCCTTGATCCACGACAGTACCTGAGAGTGTCGCTTTTGTAACAACAGATACTCCAGTACCATCTTGGCTTCAGGTATGTGTAGGTTCTTCTTCAGAGTAGACTCATCCACCTTGTCCTTACCTGATGGTGTCTTCTCTTTCCATACAGCGCCCTTGTCTTTGAGTCTCTCAGCTATCTGCTGACGTGACCCTACGTTGAAGTGTTGATACTTCAGCGGTAAAGGTTTGCCCGTTGTCTTGTGATACCTCTGCTCCTCTGCTATGGGTGGGAATACATTCTGCAATGCTGCTTCGATTCCCAGCATCTTAGTCTCAAGCTGACGTTCGAGTTGCTTTGCACCAGTAAGATTGAAAGCAAATCCATTCTCTTCCTGTTCTCTGCATATGTGTGCAACAGCATGTTCAAGGTACACGCTGGTGTCAGAGAAGTGGTACATCTTAAGTTGTATACACAGCGTCTCGTACAATTTCTCAGTCACCGATACATCACGCATACAGTACCGGATCATAGCCTCAGACAACTGACTCCAATCATCATGATCTCCCTTGGGGAAACGTAACTTCTCACCCCATGTAGCTAGACTGTGACCACCCTGTACATCTGGGTGAAACAGCCTCGACATTACCAATGTATCCAACACACGATCAGGATGTACCCGTATGTCCCATAGCTTTTCCAGCACGGGTCCGTCAAAGCCTATGTAGTTGTGGCCGCATACGTGACCACCCCTAGCTAGTTCCTCGAACAGAGACTCCCTACAGGTATGTAGACAGTGATCCTCGTTTGGCCTCTTCGTCACTACGCAGTGTATTACCGATGGATGGAGACCATCCGTTTCTATATCCAAGAACACTATATTCGTAGTAGGCAAGGTCCAACTCTTCTCGTTCTGTAAGTTCTCTACCATAACTCTTCATCTCCCTGTTCTGCTCCTGAGTAACAATCCAGTTCCCCATCTTCGACATCGTATGCTTCCTCCATGTCTGATAAATGTGCATAGTCTAAGTTACCTTCGACGGTAACGTCATCCTCAATTAGGAATTTACCACAACCATTACATAAGTCAACAAACTCCCCCGACCCAGTGAACTTACGTGTTAGCTCGTAGTCATTGAGTATCTTGTTACATGCAACGCACCTCACAACACGTCTTCCTCATCGTCAGAAACTATTTCTAAATCTTGATACTGCATTGGGTCCATACCAATCAACATATCTTCAAGTTTTTCATAAGAAGTAGACGTGGCTAGTATTTCAGGCATAAAAACCCCGTCGCATAAGTACACGTAGCCTACTATGTGAAACTTCTTTTTTTCCATAACACGTTCTCCTTACTCCATCATCTCCGTTAACCGCCCAGTGTCTTTATTATACAGCAACGAACAGGCTGGTCCAGTCATACCGCTGAACCTGTTCTTCAGTACACGAACGTGTGTTGTGTTGCGTACCATCTTATCTTCTGCTTGTGCATTACGCTCTAGTCCAAGAACAATATCAGAAAGCTGAGCAATTGAAGCACTGCCACGAAGCTGACCCAGACTAGTAACTGCTCCATCCTCATGTCCTTTTCCTTCTGGTCTACGTAGGTGACTAACAACAAACATACATATCTCCATCTCCTGACAGAACATACGCAGCTTGGTCATGATCTCATCAATGGCTTTACGTTCATCACCATTGGATTGATCCGATACCAGAATGGATATGTGATCGAGGATGATGTACCTAACACCCAGCACCTTGACTTGATAACGGAACCTAGCCAGCACATTCTCGATCTGATTGGAGCCGAACGAATCCCATAGTACAACACGGTCGTCCAGATCTAACGAGTTGAATACGTACTCTACCTCATCTGGGGCGTAATCACATCCGGGTAAGTGTATCGGTTTGTTGATCTGTAGACCTACCAGTCCACGGGCAGTCCGGTTAGGTGTCTCTTCTAGGAATGCTAGTCCTATCCTCTCGTTAGTCTGCGATGCAATGGAGAACACTAGCTCACGCATGAACGTAGACTTACCTAGACCAGACCCTGAACAGATAGTAACTAGCTCTGTCGGTCTGATACCAAACGTCATGTCATCCAGTCCCTTGTAGGGGTAGCGTATCTCTGCCTCCACCAGTGGCTTCTTCAGTGCCTCACGGAGTGACCCTATCATCACCATCCCGTCAGGTGTGTACACCTTAGCCGCCCACCACCGCTTAACAAAGTCATCCTTGTCTGCGTTGACGAGATAGTCTGATGCATCCTTGTGTTCACCATGCTGGTAGATCTTTGCCTTACCACCAAACATATCGGCACACTCGTGCGCTGCTTTCTTACCATGCTCGTCGTTGTCGTAGCAGAAGATGATGTTGTCGAACTGATCGAGGAACTCGTATGCCCTACGACAATCCGCCGCCGCACCCTGTGCACCATTACGAATAGATACTACTGGGTACTTGTCACCAAACATCTGATACGCAGACAGTGCATCCATCTCCCCTTCCACCACGGTTATGTACTGCCCACCCGAAGGGAACAGATGTTGACCGAACAGACCGGCACGTTTCCAGTCACCGTCGATGCTGAACTTCTTATCGGGTGTACGTTTTTTAACTGCAGTTAATTCACCGTCAGGTGTGTGATAGCCGAAGTGTACCTCGTCACCGTACACAGTGGATGAATACTTCTCCATTGTACGTGCATCAATACCCCTGTCCTGAATGCTCCTAGATTGCCCTCTAAGCTCCATTACAGGAACCCTTGGGGTTGGTACCCGATAGTCGTTAATGTCGCTCACAGAGCCTCCTGTGCCGTCTGAGGACGGGGTAAACGTAGCACATGCGAAACAATAGCTAGACCCATCCTCATTGTAGGACAACGCATCACTAGATCCACAATCATTACACTTCTGGTGTAGCTCCACGAATGCCATCAATGCACCTCCTGACTAGTACCGAAACGAGAAAGATAACGAGACTTCAGTTGCTCATCATCCATCGCATCAAACTCCAATGCAAAAAGATTAAACAACATGTTCATTGCCTCCATGTAATTGACGTTATGCATCTGATCCTCCGTCAACTCTTCAACCATACGAATACGTTCTGCTTGTTCCATGTTACCTCCTATTATAAAAGTAATATGTATTAGTAATACTTAGTAATAATACATAGTACTTACTGTATAGACTATATAGATTAGTATACCACACTACGTTTTCTTTTGCCAATGGATTTGTCGGCACTATTACCTCTTGATTTACTGCGCGGTTTGTGCGTCTTAACATACCGGCGTGTATTCCTTCCCATATCTTTCCTCCCTCTCGTCGTTAACATGATCCAAGAAAGCACGTAGCTTACCTGAACGCTTGAGCTTTTGCAGCGCACGATACTCAATGACACGCACCATCTGACGACTGATACCTAACTCTTCAGCAATCTCTTGGTGTGTCATATGGTAATCAACATACTTCTTACCCACTATCTACTTCTCCTCATCTTCAAAGCGCATCTTCCTGTTGTGTTCAAAGCGCTCGTTAAAGTCTTCATCATCAATGGTAATCCACGACACAATGATGACACCAGAAAACAAGGCAAACAAAAAGATACCTAAATTAAATTCACTCATCAGACTGATCCCTCTCCTCTTTGTACTTGGAGATATCGTCCTCGTGATACTCCTCTGCATAGTCCCAAATACAACGGTCACCTTCCCAATAGTCTTGGTAGTCGTCGTGCCATACTTCCCACTGCTCTCGTCCCATAACAAATCTCCTATTACCCGAACCTAATTACTTAACATGCTCAACAATGACCTGCGTGGTGTCACGCTTGTAGCATAGTAAACAATCCATACACTTCTGTCCAGTGCAGTTAGCTTCACCGTCATACGACTCAGACACGTTGTTGAATACACGGTCGAACCCACGCGGTGGAGATGACATCACGTTATCTATCTTCGGATTACTATAAACAAGAATCATATTATCAGGTACATGATGCAGATTCTTACGCACAATACCC